TGCTCTATATAAATAGCTCGAATCATTTATATCATCTGACGCTGATTCTTGTGATGCTGATGGGGATGCTGGGTTTGAACCTTGTGCATCACCTTGACCCGATAAAGGCATTTCTTCACTTGTATAACTATCCAATAGCGGTGACATTGATTCCGGTTTTATATTTTTCCTTTTATACGCTGCATTCCCTTCTTGTTTTAAACCTTTTGTAAAATTATTTGGACTTCCTTCATACTCTTCATTTTCTTTCAATTTATCATTTAAAATTTCGCAATTTGTTTTCGTAGTTGGTTTGTTTAATATATTGTTTAATTTACTCGCACTGTTCCTAAGATGATCCACCATTGCGCTTCTAAGGTTATTTAAACTTTTACTAGTAAAAAAATATATAATAAGAGTAAAAACACACACCCATGCTCCAAACATAATTTTTGAATTACTATTTGTGTCTATAGAAAGAGAAATAATCATAAACATAGCTATCACGATAAAAGTGAAATATGGAACACATGTAAATATATAAGTATATGATAGTCTATAAAAACTAATTAGATTCAAAGGTATAGCGCGATCTTCCAAAACAAAACATCCTACATTAGTAAAAAAACTTTTCCAAATAAATATTAATAAGGCAGCAAAACCAAACAGAACAGAAAGAATAGCACCATAGGCAAACCCGGCAAAAAACCCGATTATTCTAAAAACCCAGAAGAACGCAGCATAAAAGATTCTGCTATATTGACCATTACCAAGATCATTATCACAATAGATAGGACAATAATCTTTGTTGTCTGCGTTATAAGAATATAAAATAGTAGATGAACTCCATATAGAACTTGCCAGTGAAATAAAAAATACAAGAGGGCCTATAAATCCACCAAATAATGAAGCAATTAAACTTCCAAAAACTTTAAGATTAAAACTACCACTTAGTTCTTTTGATAGATAACTACCAAAAAATAAAAATCCTATTAAACAAATAATAAAATAAACAGTTAATTTGGCGTCGCTAAATATCATGTTTAAAATCCAAGACGTAAAAACCAATGTTTTTGAAAGGGTGCTATATGTAAATCTATAAAAAACACTTTGATATTGATTATCAAATTCTCCTTTATTTGGTATAACGGGACAATAATAATAATTTTTAAATTTGGTATCCAACTTATCCAAAAAAACGGTCAAAAATTGATTTTTGACCCCTTCTTCGTTTGGAAATTTAAAATAATTGGATTTAAACATATTTAAATCCGAATTATCGGTTAAATCACTTTCACTGGATTCATGTCTTGTGAATAAACTAGGCGAACTAGGTGAATCACCATCTAGTGAATTGCTATCATCAATTTGATTTTCATTTGTGTATTCTTGATACTCAACTGGGAAGTAATTTGCTCCAAATAAAAATAAAATATAAAAAAGAATCGGTCCGAATAAAAATAAAACGACTAAAAAAATGCCAAAATAAAGAGCAAGAAGTTTTATATCCGTAAATAATTGCCCATAGGGTTCAGTTTGAGTTTCATCTTGGGTTTCATCCTGGTTTTCAAATCTTTCTTGTCCGGTCACACCAGTTTCACCAGTTTCACCAGTTTCACCAGTCATCCCATCCATTCCTTCTTTAATAGTATCATAATCTAAATAATGATTCAACCAGGACATTAATATATTAACAATACAAAAATATTAGCGTTAATTCGCAAACATCATACCACAATTTCCACTCATAAATGTTAACATGTTTATCCTTTCTTCTATTAATGTTAAATTATAATTATATTCATAAATCCTCCACGTCGGTTTATTTATACCTATTAACTCGCCGGTGTTTGGATCACAAATAGTCAGTAATTGAGCCAGAGGATCAAGTGGAGGTATATTTGTGTTAAATTCAAGTTCTATCTTATTGAACATGCTCATATTAATCGCACCAGATGTCTGGGGTGTATATGGATTAGTATTTAAACAAAAATTATAACAAAAAAGACCCGGTGGAGCATTTCCCTTGGATGAAGTATATTTTTCAATGTAGTTATAAACACCGGCTGGTAATGTATTTTCACGATACGAACCGTCTAATAGGATGGCCATGTTTACCAAAATATCTTTAATGTTTTGACTCCGAAAAAGACTTGTTACCATTAATCCAGATTGGTTTCCATTTTGTTCTACACCTGGTCCGATATAAAAGGGTATTTCTGTTGTTGGTGTCGAATAAGTTTTTCTATATATTAACACATCCCCTTCGGCGGGAGCAACAACAACATCGTATGGGAGATAGGAATAGGGCCAATTTGAATAATTGCTCCATTCATTTCTCAAATTTACGTCGCTTCTTTGAAAATAAAACATCCAACTCGATACTAATCCCAGGGAATTTGTTTCCACTTTATTTGGTCCAGTAACATTATAAAAAGTGTTTTGAACTACCTGTTTTATGATATAAGATTGTTCTTTTTGAGCAAAAACATTTCTTTCATTTTCCGATAAAAAACAATATGTTGCTATTAGATTGATATCCGGGTCCCAAACATTTCTCTTATCTGTATATGAATCAATGCCTAATTTTGTATCCGGTGGCGCCTGTAAAAAACGATGCATCTGTGTATAAAAAAGGTTGAAGTTCGGGGCAACATAAGGAAAATTATTATAGGAATCGTAGACATCTCTTATTTGAAACATTGTGGCAATGGGGCGAAATACAATATTAATCGTAAGCTGATTATATTGTAATGCCACGAGAGGGAAAGCGTTTTGTGGTATTAGGCAAAACCATGCATTTAAAGGAATATATAATGTTTTTCCAACTATAGACGGATATGAACCGGTTGTTTCATCTGTAAAATAAGCGCTTGGGTAAGAATTTACTCTTGCGCCGGCATTAGCAGGATCATTTAAATCGTGTGTATTCCCAATCATTTCATTAAATAAGGAATATTTGGTAGCCGAAAAATCACGCTGGGCCATGGATAAAATATAATCTCCTGTATATTCTTGTAAAGTCTGGCCACCACAACCAATAGTTATCTTTGAAATCATCTTTGCTCCGATATTTTCAATCCATTTGAATTCATAAGGAGCCCATCTTTGTGTATTCGCCAATTCGTCATTATTAATGGAAGATATGGATTCGCGTGGAGGGATAATAGGACTCCATATATTTGGCAGAGTAACAGAAATAAAAGTATCCATTAATAAATCCCCATATCTAGGAATATTAAATGTGAATAAAGATTCTTCTTGAAGTTTCAAAGATGGTGTGCCTTCATAGTCAATTCTAAATTTCTGAAGACCGAAATTAGTATATTTACTGTATGTTGATTTAAAAAAGGTTTTCGAAGGATTTCCGTTTATCATGGCATTGTTCAATCCTTCTGATACTAAATTTAAAAGTCCTCCAGGCATATTAATTTAATGGAACATTTATTTAAATAACATTTAAATATTAAATTTAAATAAATTATGATAGAAACTTCGGGACCACTATCAGTTGTATCTGAAAAAGCAACTAAGGCAATCGGTGATGCTAGTAGCATGATTGGTAGCATGATTCCAAAAGAGATAAGAGACCAGATGGGTTTTATTATAGCGGTCGCGACTTTAATTATCATTATTATAGTTGGGGCTTTATATATAAATTATGTTTTAGCAGGAAAAATTTCTCGAAAATGTAAATTTTTTGACGGAGTTTATTCCCAAAATATAAAAATTAAATCTATTGCCGGGAAAAACGGTATTGTTTTAAATCCTGATTTTAAAAATCTACCAATTGTTAATTTTTATGTTAAAACGTCGTATAATAGTTGTAGCATAGGAGGTTATATTAACGACAATGTGAGTTTGTGTATATTAACCAAAATAATTGGTCAAGGTGTCAGGTGTTTTGATTTTGAAATTTTTAATTTAAAAAATGAGGCAATTATTGCTACGTCGACAAACGATGACCCTTATATGAAAGAAACATATAGTTATGTTCGATTTTATGACGCACTCAATACATTAGTAGAAGGTGCTATGATTAGTGGGTGTAATAATACATACGATCCTTTATTCATAAGTTTGCGCATGAAAACTAAAAATGTTAACGTGTATAATGACATAGCATCTCATTTAAAAAAATATACGAATCAATATTTACTCACAGAAAAATATAATTGTGAAAATATTAGTGATTTTGGAAAAAATGTTACAATCAACGAAATAATATCCAAAATAGTAATCATTGTCCAAGATTTAGATAATTCAAATGTTTTACAAAGTTCAAATTTATATTACTATACAAACATTTATGTGAATAAAAATTCCTATTTTAAATTCGAAACTTTTACAAATCTTGTGAATGACAACGAAGATTCGACAATAGAATATACAAAAATGAAACTAGGTTATGTTACACCTGATGTATTTAATGGAACACCTTCAAACCCGCAACCAGCATCTTGTTTTGCTCGCGGAGTTCAGTTTATAGGAATGTCGTATCAGATATTTGATACTTATCTTCAAGCATATGAATATTATTTTGATACACTGGGGACTGCGTTTGTCCTTAAAAACTCAGAATTAATGTATACTGTACACCATCAAGAAACACCCGCCCTTGATACGCAATCTCCGAAAACAAGTGTATCAATAGATCTTGGAAATGGCGAATTTGCTAATTATGGAACTACGGAAGGAGGTATTGGAGAAGGTGGTGTTAAACCATAATTAAATATTTTATAATATTATGAGTTGCGAAGGCCTTTCCTTTGAAGATTGCGAGTTAGTTATACTGAGATTAGCCATGGATAATGCCGAAAAAAAAAATAAAATAAAAATGTACACTCCCGAAACAGAAAAAATTATAAACATCGTATCAAAATTTATTAAAGATAAAAAACTTATTTGTTATGGAGGGACGGCTATAAACAATATTTTACCCGAAAAAGATAGATTTTATAATGAAGATATCGATATACCGGATTATGATTTTTTTTCGACTACCCCCATTGAAGATGCGATTGAATTGACAAATATTTATTTTGATAAAGGGTTTGAGGTAGAGGCAAAATCTGGACAACATGTTGGAACTTATAAGGTATATGTGAATTTCATGCCAATCGCTGATATAACATATCTAAATAAAGATATTTTTGATTTCATGACACCAAGATGTATTATTAAAAAAAACATTCTTTACGCCCCTCCAAATTATCTACGAATGAGCATGTTTGCCGAATTATCGAGACCAGATGGAGATGTTTCAAGATGGGAGAAAGTTCTCAAGAGACTAATACTTCTAAATAAGCATTATCCGATTGCTTATAAACCGTGTAGTTATAATTTTCAGAGACATTTGGTCGCTAATAAAAAAATGTCATCTATTTTATATCACGATTTACTAGACATTTTTATAGACAATAATGTGGTTTTTTTTGGTTCTTATGCTCTTTCTCTTTATTCTGAATATTCCGGTAATAAAACAAATGCGAAACAACCCGATTTTGATATTTTAACTACAGAACCCAAACTATTGTCGGATAAGATTAAAAGTTTATTATCTCAAAAAGGGATTGATGTTAAAATAACAAAACATGCTCAAATTGGTGAGCTAGTTGGCGAACATTATGAAGTAAAAGTTGGGGTTGATACTGTTGCTTTTATATATAAACCATTAGCTTGTCATAGTTATAATAAAATAGAACAAGATGGGAGAGAAGTAAACATCGCTACAATTGATACTATGTTGAGTTTTTTTCTGGCTTTCTTATATGTTAACAAACCGTATTATAACATAACCAGAATTGTGTGTATGTGCCAATATCTCTTTAATATTCAACAAAAAAATAGACTAAAACAAAAAGGATTGATGAAAAGATTTAATATAGATTGTATCGGTAAACAAAAAACATTGGAAGAAATTAAAGAGGAAAAATCTATATTATACGAAAAACTAAAAAAAAACAAGAATGATCCACAATATCAAAAATATTTTTTTCGGTATAAACCAAATAATCGCCTTGATACTCTATCAATAAAATATACGCAAAGAATTCAGCCACGTAAATCACGCACAAAATCACGCACAAAATCACGCAAAGCCCCACGTAAATCCAACTTTTTTAAATGGATGAAATATTAAAAATTTACAATTACCAACAATTTGTTGATAAAATAATAGAAAATTCCAAAAAATAAACTGAATCCAAAATACCCTTGTATATTAGCATTTCCATCTTTCGAAAACATGAATGGAAACAGTTTAAACATTGTGTTCCTAAAAATTGGCAATTGAAATAAAAAAAAGAGTATTGATAGTAATAGAGGAGTCTGAATTTCTTCGTAAATTTTATCCATATTTTCATCTCGATTCATTCGATTATTGTAATGTTTTACAGCATTTTCATCCGCGGAATTTATAAACTTTTCACCGGGGGGGACGTAATTGGGCGACGACTCTTCATCAATTGTATTGTGAATAGTTTGCGAAGGGATGTCCCTAGGTGGAAGAGTGGTTGCCCCCTTCATCGAAGCTTCGTTTAGTTCGTTTATTAATTGATTTGCTACATTAGGGTTCATTCCTTTCATTCCTTGCCCATCTTGTGGTAGATCATTAATAAACGTACTCATATACATTTATTAAAATTAGTTTTTCATTTAATTACGCAAATTCAATTATTTGTTTCGTTTTATCGCATGTAACGGCTTTTGCTTCAAAAATATAACATTCATCATTGTATTCAAAAACTTTTCCTATAATCTCGTCAAAGGGTGGTGCTCTATAAATGATACATTCGCCTTTTTTACAAATTTTTCTAAATAATGACGCAAGACCTAAACCTAAAATGATCGATGTCAGAATTCCACCGGATTTTGTATGAATAAATTTAGAAAGATTCATATATTATAAAAAGTTATTGAATAGGTATTTGTTTTATTTTTGAAACATCTTTGGGGCATTCTATCTTTTTTGATTTAAATTTAAAACACTGTCCGGCCTTATCTTTAAAAATGGTGTTCGAAGAATTAGACAGGGTAGGATAAACATAAACAATTTTTGTCGGTGGACCTAAAATATACGAAAAAAATAACCCTATTATAAAGCAGAATAAAAATATACGGAATGATATAAATTTCATATTATTAATATATATTTTAATGTGCTTCTGTTGCTGGAATAATTATTATTTTTTTATTTAGTTTTATAAGTTTTGAATCAGAATCATCTGATATTTCGTCTGGTATTTCTGGTTGGATTTCAAATTGGCTTTCGTCTGGTATTTCGGTTTGTATTTTTGGTTCGCGTTTTGTTTTAACTGGTTCTTCTTTATTTGAAATAATGTATTCATCTAAATTTTCATAACTCAATGGAAATCTATTTACAGTTTCTAAAAGAAGTGGCGATATTTCTCTTTGTATTAAATGATAGTCCCCTTCATCATTTTCTACTATATTTTGGGAGTAAGTTAAATTTAAAATTTCTTTGCCAAGCGGCTGTATTTCTGAAATATATAATCGAACAGCATCTTGAAGAAGAGCTGGTGATCTTGTTTTATTGTAATCATTAATTATTTTTTTATAATCGTCAATATAATTCATATGCGTTTTTTTCATTTCATCGATATCGGGTTTTTGTAAGATCGTCGAATACACGTCCAAAGAATAGGCATTATCATTTAATAAACTATTTAATTTATCTTTAATTATACTAAAACGATTCATAATATATTCTTCGTCCGCGTAATTGAATATCAAATCATTTTTACAAATAATAATATCTCTTTTATGTTTTTCGATATATTTATCATCATTTTTAAATATCGTATCAAAATTGACAATATTAGGTATCATAAAAGAAATATTTAACGCACATGGTGTAACAGGGTCGCCGCATTTGACACTAAAAATTCTTCCCGATGTATCATTCAGTTTTGAAATGGTTGTTTCGAAAATAGAACCAACATTTCTCCGGCAATTTACACAAGGGGCAACAAGGCGCCTCATATTTTCCCCCAAAAATTCGTCTCGTTTTAAACCGTCTTTTAATTTTTCTAATTCCTTTTCGTATTTATTTTTTAATAGGTAATAATTATTCACAACCTCCCAATAATGGGATTGTTCTGTTTTCTGATCATGAGTTTTTAACTTTCCCGGTTCTTCTTCCCTTTCTTGAATTTTTAATCCAGGCTCAGTTAGATGCAATTGGCATTTTTG